TTTGCGACTTTTACTGCTCGACTATAAAATACCCTCAAACATCACTTTTATAAATCCCCCCGAACCCCCCTATGAAAAAAAAAAGGGTCGTCCTTTCAAAAAAAATTTTTACAAGTTTTTTTCAAGAGTTTTTTAGAAGAGATGTTAAATTTTGAAAAAAAAATATATATTTATAAACATATATATATGGACGAAAAAAAAAATTCAGATGAAAACGATACTTGGATATCACAATGTTGTAAGACGGAAAAAAAACTTTCAAAAGGGTTTTTAAAATGGATTGTTCAAGTATCTATAAGTATAACAATTTTAGTATGGTCATTGTTTCAAATTTCTACAACTGAGGATAATCGTGAAATTTATTTTAGTTTAATTTCTACAATCATAGGAATCTACCTACCATCGCCTTTAGATCATAAAGAATAATTATATAAAAATTAAAAAAAAATATTTTTTTTTAATATAAATGAGTGTATCAGATAGAAGAAGAGATATTTTAAATAAATTTTTGATAAATACAACATCGTATGAAAATCATGAGTTGATGGATTCGAAAGTTAAAAAAGAATACAAAGATTTTAATGATTATATGGGAAAATATATAGACGATCATATGAAACGAAACAGAAAAATTATAGAAAAAAGAATAAAAAAACAAGAAACAGATTTAATGAAACTTACATATAGATTATCACAAGTATATAAAAAAAAGATGGAAGAAAAAAAAAAGCAATTGAATGAATAAATACTTACAAAGTGTATTTTAGATAAATTTTTTCAAATAATTTATTAAAAAAATATTTTTTTTAAAAGTTAAATATATAGATGATAACAAGTAAAGAAGTGAAAGAAAAAGAATTTTTATATTATTGGGATAGACCAGGTTATAATAGTTTTAATTATTATGAAACAATTTTTCCAGAAGAAGCGAATAATTTTTATGATAAGATTTATGCATTTCTAAGATATCCAGGAGATGGTGGTTTATATATAGATGTATTAAGTTGGATTTCTAAGTTCGATCATTATGAATTAATTTTAGATAATTACGGTATATTAGTTTTACTTACAGGATTAAAAAAAATAATTGTTGAAGTATTGACAAGAGTTACTAAAAGTGATTCTTTTATTGATTTTATTAAGGATGAGCGTTTTTGGGGTATAAGAATTAATCAAAATAGAGAAATTCCTGACAGAAGAAAAATTAATTCAAAACAAATTATGGATATGATCGAATTGTATACACCATTTGGAGACAAAAATTATGGTGCTTTTTATGATCATTTAAAATACATTAGAAAAAAAAATAATATAAAAAAAAACCTTATCGATGAAATATACTATTTACATATATATTTAATCACAAAAGGCGAAAAAAAAAAAGAAGAAGATTATATAAATACTAGGGAAATAAAAAAATATGATACAACTATTAAAGAAGAACTAAAAAAACAAGACAAATTTATTAATCGAGACATGGAAGAACAAAAAATACGAGAAGAAAAACGAGAACAAAAACGAGAAGAAAAACGAGAACAAAAACGAGAAGAAAAACGAGAAGAAAAACGAGAAGAAATACGAGAACAAAAACAAGAAGAAAAACAAGACCCTAAACAAGTAAAAAGGGAACGAATGGCAAAAGCGAGATCAATGAGGAAAACAAGAAGTAAAACAACCGAAAAAAAAAATGATCAAGAGTATAAAATAACACTAGCACCAGTTTTTCCGTTACAAAATAGAATAATAGAAAAAAAAAGGGATGAAGATAAAGAATATAAAATACCGATAGCACCAAATTTTCCGTTACAAAATGATGAAGATGAAGAGTATAAAATACCGATAGCACCGTTTTCCGCCTTTAAAAAGTTAAAACCAGAAATACAAGGATTCCGAAATAATCAAAATGTTGAAATATATGAGAATTTTTTATATAACACAGGATCAAAAAAAAGATTTCAAAAAGAACCAGAAAGATCGTATAATAAAGTAAAAATTAGAGGAGATAATTTATTAGAAAAAAGTAGTAGAATATATAGCGATCTATTAGAAAATCAAAGAAAAACATTATACGATTATTTAAAATAATTATTTAAAAATAATTTTATATTGATAAAAATATATAATGGAGAAAAAAATTACATTTAAAAAAAGACCCGGGCATACAAGCGATTTATTAGTTTTCTTAGATAAAGAAGATGAAAAATATAAACATAATAAAAAACTTTTAGCGAAAGTAAAAAGAGATAAAACAAAACAATTTAAACAAAAAATAGAAGACGAATTATTTGAGGGAGACGAAAAGACATCTAAAAAACATAAAGCAATAGAAACTGATATTTATTTATCTTTTAATAAATTTTTATATGAGGTTTCTATATCAAATTTTGACAAAGTAATCGAACTTAGAAGAAAATGGTTAATAGACTTAGATAATAAGATGAATTATATAAGAGACCATAATAGATTGAAAAACGAATTATGGTTAAAAAATAGAATAAAAAGACAAAATCAAGAGATAATGAAATTTATAGATTACAATAAAGAGATGATAGCAAAAAAACAAGGTTAAAAACCTAAAATACATTTACCACTGAAATGATAAATGTAAGTAGGTAAACTTTGTAATTTCCCGTTTTACTAAAATTGATCTTTCAGATACTAATTATTTATTTTTTTTTAAAAAAATAAATTTAGATATATAAAAAATTATGGCAAGTGTTCAACAATACAGCAAACAAATTAATGTTTATACAACCGACGAAAAAAAGCATTCGTTTTTGAAATATGATACCGACGGGTATTTTTCTATAAATACCGATGTAGGGGTTTATTTCCCTAAAAAAATAGAATATTCTTTTGGTGCTCTTAGACATAGTGTAGGAGATAAAATTCAATCTGTTGAAACTAGTATTTCTGATACAAAAACCGATCTACAATCTGAAGCGATGGCGAGAATGACCCAAGATATGAAACTTACTACTGATATTCAAACGGAAAAAACTAGAGCGGAAGGAGTTGAAAGTTATCTAACTACTGCTGTTTCACAAGAAACCGCGGATAGAATTTCACAAGATACCGCCCTAGATTTGAAAATATCAAATAATTTTAGTAGTTTGACCGCTAGCGATGTTATTCATACTACCGCTATTGCTACGGTTAATTCTAGAGTTGATAGCGAAGTAAAAACCCGTGGAGATTTGTTTACCGCGGAATATGCGGTTCGTTCTGCCGCCGATAATACTTTGGAGGGAAAAATTAATGATCTAAAAACATTGGAAGCGAGTCATTACCTTTATTTGGATCAACGAATCGATGGAGAAAAAAAAAGTAGAGAAGATGCGGATGTTAGCATGCTTTCATCAATATCATCTTTACAATCATCACTACAAACCCAAATTAGTAGTATTTTACAAAATACCGATGCCGTTGCTTTGAATTCTTTGGCGGAATTGGTTGCCGATTATTCATCAAAAGGACAAGGGTATGTAGATACAATAAATGCTTTGACCGCTAGAGTTGTTAGTTTGGAACAGATGGTTACCACACTACAGGCGAGTTAAATTTATATAACTTGTTTTTAATAATAATAATTCGTTTTTTAAAATATTAATTTCATTTTGAAGATTTGAAATTATACTTATTAAATTTTCGTTAGATTGAAATAAAAAAGATACATTCATTTTAAGATTACTATAATCAGTATTTATTATTTTATTTTCAATAACAACATCATTTATATGTATTTTATTAGCGAGTATGTTAAACCATGGAACATCATTAGGGATTTCAGCACCCGATTGAGTAATATCAAAAAAATTCATAAACCTATTTATATATAAAAAAATTATTTTTTTTTAATTTCAAAATAAAACCAATAATATATAAAAAAGCGAAACACACACACAACAAAAAATAAAACTTTTGATGATACCAATAGCGATTTTACAAAATAGCGGTAAAAAAATTTTTCTTGATACTAAAAATTCAAAATTGGAAATTAATGATAATAAATTTTTATCATTTGAAGACTTAGATACCGATGATCTACATAGAATTACTAGACAACCTAGAAATTTGAAAAATGTAGAAAATAGATATAAATTAATACAAAAATGTAATTCAGATAATGAAATGAAAAGTAGATTATTAGATCATAATCAAAAAAATTTTAAATTAGAAGATAATACAGATCGAGTTATAATTTACCCGCTAGATAATGAACGAATTTTTATAGCAGGTAAAAGCGGTTGTGGTAAATCTAGTTTGGCGGCGATTTATATGTATGAATATAAAAAACGATTTCCAAATAACTTAATAATTTTGTATACGAGTCATCAAGATGAAAAGGCCTATCAAACAATCGATCATGTAGTTAGTAATAATTATTCTTTAACCGTTGAAGAATTACAAAATTGTTTGATTGTTTTCGATGATGTTGATAATGTTATCGATAAAAAATTACAAAAAGAAATTCAAGCATTTCAAAATAATTTAATGGCAAACGGTAGAAAATATAACATTTCAATAGTTCAATTAGGTCATACATTAATGAATTATAAAGAAACTAGGCAAACATTAATAGAAGCAACAAGAGTTATATTTTTTCCGCAAGGGTCCGCTTATCATAGTCAAAGATATTTAAAAATCTATGGAGGATTAAGTAATGAAAAAATTAAAAAAATAATGAATTTACCAACGAGATGGGTATGTTTTTCTAATCAATTACCTAATTATATCATAACTGAAAATTCTGTTAATATTCTGTAATTAGTCTTTGTAAAAGCAATTTTAAACCTTGAAATGTTTAAGTAATTGTCGGGCAAATCATTTTACATATTCTATAAACCACATTATCGAATGATGTATTCCACTTTTTTTTTAGAATCAATAAGAAATTAAAATAATCCTCTACACAAACATTTCTAAAAAAATACCTTAAAAAACAATGGTATCCACATACTGAAGAATTTTTACTTTGTAATGGGTATTGGTTATATCCTAAATTTTCATTCAATAAAATATTTTTTTTAATTTCTTTATAAAATGTATAACTTAATTGATCATCTGGCAATAATCCATAACTATCAAATAATTCCGTCAATTGATTACCGTAAATATCTATAGTATCAAACAAAATTGTCCAATGTCCTATATTTGGTTCTTGTTCATATAAAATTAAAAGCGGTTTTTTATCTGAAATGATGTATGATTTTCTTAATACAATTGGTATATCAAATCCAAACAATTTTTTAATATCTACATCGCTTAAAGGTTTGTTCATCAATAAACTAAAATAAACTTTTTTTTAGTAACTATTTATATTATTTAATAAAAATTTTTATATCAATTAAAATATATAATGTCTGATAAACTTGTTTATTTTAATGCTCATCATCTAAATGATACAACTACTTATGTGAATGGTAGTATTAATATTACCCGATCGTCACCAATTCTAATAAACCCTAGCGAATATAAAATGTCTATAATTAGATTTGATATATCTACAACATCTTTACCTCTAACAAAATGGAATGCTGATTTTATTATTTCAATGGATTCTAAACTTGGGGTTTTTAGTTTAACTTTAGACCGACCCGTATACGGTGGCGGTAATCAACTTTCTGAAGATGGTTGGTTTTATTCTATAAGCGAATTTGTAAATTATGTTAATTATACTTTAAATTTGTTATATCTACAAATGAAAACATTACATAATACATTAGATTTTCCGCCTGTTTTATATTTCGAAAATGATAGATACTATTTTATTATTCCGAAAGATTATATAACTGAAAATATTCGAATATTTTTTCATCCCAGATTATACAATAAAATATTTGGTTTACCAATAATTTATAGAGTTGATTTAGCAACCGTTTTAGGGTTGTATTTAGATTATAAACAATGTAGAATTATCGAAAATTTGAGTAATTTACCAATAATTTACGAAAATACTAATAAAACATTATACCGTTTAATTTCTGATGTTTCTAATTCTGGGTCTACTAGCGATATTAGAAGTATTTATATGAATACTACAAACATGCCTGTAGTTTTGGAAAATATATCATATAACAATACTCAAGAAAGTATTTCAAGATCATCCGATAACCGAATTACTGATTTTATTTTAGATACATCAACTAATCCATTAATTTCAAGAACAAGAATAGTTTATCTACCTACTGCCGAATATCGTTATATACAATTAAAAGGAACTGAACCAATGTTTAGGGTTGGTATTGATATTTTCTTTACTGATTACGAAGATGTCCAATATCGTTTAAAACTTGCTCCAAAAAATTCAATTGATGTAAAAATCTTATTTGAAAAATTTAACTAAATAAAACTTCGTAATTATTTATTTTATATTTTATATTTTTTTTTTATTATTTATATAAAAGAAAAAAAATATGAGTATTAATTTAGTCCGTGCTATCGATCCTAGAATCGATGTTTTATCTGCTGATAGAAGAAAATATAAAGTTTTTGATGGTCCCGTTGATGTGGGTTATGTTCGTGTTTTTCCTGATGGTGGTGTTTCTAATAGTTCAATGACTTTTACTGCTAACCCGCCTTCCGCTAGGGTTTTCGTAAATCGAAGACCAATTTTAACAATGAAATTTAGATTAACTTTTACTGGTGATGGTGGTGTTCAAAGAATTCTACAATGTAGTGCCCTACCGTCTGCCCCTGGTATAAACCCTGGAACTAGTAAAAGAGATGCTCCGAGATGTCATGGATTGTTACAAGCGATACAATCTTTACAAGTATCATTAAATAATGATCGTCTCGCTCAAAATTTAAATCAATATAGTCGTGTTTTTCAACGATATAATAGAAATCCTGAAGTTGAAGATATTGATTTTGGTATGTCCCCTAGTATGCCTGATCAATCTCAAGAATATGCCGATTTAGATATGTCTGCCCGCTCTGAATTGGTTGGTTATTCTGATAATACCGCTCAACTGCCCCGCGGTGGTTTTGTTGGTGCTCTGGTTACCCGTAACGATTTGGGTAATGGTCAAGCAACTGTAGAATTAGAAATGTCAGAATTTTTAAATATTTCCCCGTTTAGTTGGGAACAAAAAGAACAAAATACGGGGTTTATTGGTCTTCAAAATATGGCGATAACGGTTTCTCTGGGTGGTCGTGGTGTTGGTCAATTTTCTGGTCTTGCCTCCGCTCTTTGGTCTCATTCTTCCGCCTCTACTACTGTTTTTACTGGTATAACTGCTGATGTTTTGTCCGCTTATATGTCATTTTCATATATGTCTCCTGATGTTCATATGTCAATTCCAAGAATGAATATGTATCCTTATAACGAATTGGTTGTATATCCAACTCAAACCGTTGCCCCCGTTTTGTCTGGGCAAAGTGTCGTTTTAACAATGAATACCATCCAACTCAATAGTATCCCTAGTAGAATTTTTGTTTTTGCTTCTCCTGTAGATTCTTCATTTAATTTTACTTCTACTGATACTTATTTTGGTTTAACTAATATAAATATTTCTTTTGATAATCGTGATAGTATACTTGCTAATGCTACTGAATTAGATCTATATCAAATTGCTGTTAAAAATCGTGTTAATCTTTCGTGGACTCAATGGAAAAAATATGTTGGTG